CCTACCTCAATCCAGAGCAGTTCTGGATGCGGGGGATTGCACGGACAGAAGGCACACCCAAGGCGTTCACGATCGAGGGTGAGAACTTCGTCTTTGGTCCGTATCCCGCAAGCGGTAGCCACACCGGCAAGCTGTTCTATTGGGCGCGGTTCACTGACCTGTCCGCCGATGAGGACACGAATTGGCTGTTCTCCAACGCACGGGGGATGCTGTTGTATGGCTCCCTGATGGAACTTGCCATGTACCTGGAGGATGACGAAGCCGCCGCACGTTGGGGCCGGTTGTACGAAGACAGCAAGGCCCGCGTGATGAAGTCTGACAGACGCGACCGCTTCCCGGTTGGCGCGTCGGTGCGTTCGGAGGTTCCCACGCCATGAAGCGCCGCCAGATGAAAACCATTCCCTTCGGTGAATGGCTCCCCGACCTCCCCGACTACGGCAACCCCGGTCTGAGGGTGGCAACCAACGTCATTCCCGACAGGTTCAGCTATCAGCCCATGAAGGCTCTTTCGGGAACGTCAAGCGCACTGGATGCACGTTGCAGGGGCTTCTCTGGGGCAGTGGGTGCAGGACATCAGACATACGCTTATGCCGGGGATGAATCGAAGCTATACAGCCTGATTGCCGACACATGGAACGATGTTTCCAAGGCTGGCGGGTATTCCCTGTCAGACGATTCCGATTGGCAGTTCACGCAGTTCGGCGAAACATTCGTCGCCACGAATTACGACGATCCGGTGCAGTCCATCACTCCCGGTGGGGCGAACTTCGCTGACATGATTACGTCAACGAACAAGCCCACGGCAAAAACGCTTGATGTTGTCGGTCAGTTCCTCGTGCTGGGGCATACAAACGACACGACAGATGGTGTTTCCCGCAGTCGCGTGTGGTGGTCAGCCATTCGTGACCAAACCGACTTTGACCCTGATGCCGATACGCAGTGCGATTATGAAGACCTGAAAGAAGGCGGGGACGTGCAGCGCATTGTGGGCGGTGTGGAGTACGGTTTGGTCTTCTGCGAACGCGCCATCTACCGGATGACGTATGTAGGCCCTCCGCTCGTGTTCAGGTTCGATCCGATTGACAGAAAGCGCGGGACGCCCATTCCGGGTTCCGTGGTGTCTCTGGGTCGCCTCACATATTTTATTTCGGACGAGGGCTTCTATGTCTCCGATGGGGCACAATCTCACCCGATTGGTGAGAACAAGGTGGACAACGAGTTTTGGGCGCAGTTCGACATTTCCAACAGCACCCGTGTATCCGCCGCCATTGACCCCCTGAACAAGACAATCATTTGGTCATTTCCCGGCACAGGGAACAGCGGCGGAACGCCCAACAAGCTGTTCATCTATCACTGGCCCGAAAACCGTTGGTCGTCTGCTGACGTTGATGCTGAGTGCATCGGTGACGGCCTTTCGCTGGGGACGACCCTTGAGGAAGTCGGTGCGCTGTATCCCGACCTTGAAACGGTCCCGTTCACTCTGGATGCGATTTCATGGACGGGCGGCGACCGGCTCCTGGCGGCGTTTGATGCCTCTAGCCAATACGGCCAGTTTAATGGATCGAACCTTGCCGCGACGTTTACCACTGGATCGCTGGAATTGAACAAGGGCGCATTGTCCAGGGTTCAAAGGGTCAGACCTCTGGTTGACGGCGGCACTGTCACAACGCAGGTGGCCGGTCGTGAGGACTTGTTTGATACGCAGAGTTTCGACAGCGCGGCATCGGTGAATGACATTGGTGATACCGCACAGAACAACTCAGGCAGATACCACGACTTCACCACCACTGTTGCAGCGGGTGGGGCATGGACACACGCGCAAGGAATTGACGTTGAGTTCGTTCGACAGGGGAGGCGCTAATGGTTGCCTCTCCACGATCTCTTGTCTCATTGAAGGCATCGGGCGTTTCGATGGAGTACGCCGACACGGAGGAATGGGTCCGCAAGATTTCCGAGTTTCTGCTGTCCTTGCATCTTGAAAGCGCGGTCCCCCTCCCGAGTTACACGGCGGCAACGCTGCCGTCATCATCGGATTTTGAGGGTTCGTTGGCCTACATCAACGATGAGGCTGCGGGCGTTACTCCCGCATTTTACGATGGCACAGAATGGGTCCGCCTGGCATCCCGGCATGGCTATAGTATCTCAGCAGAGGATTATGGTGTTACAGCCGATGGTTCCACGGATGACACCGCAGCAGTCCAGGCTGCGATGGACGCAGCCGTCGCCAACGGTGGCGGCGTTGTCCTGTTGCCAGCCGGAACCATCAAGATCACTGCGCCTTTAACACATAACAGTTCAACTCCAATCACGTTGCAGGGTTCAAACCGCCGTGCGTCAACTTTAACCGCCAGCGGGAATTTCCTGGCGATCCTGAACATCCAGGCGTCCACTGGTCTGGTGGTGCGAGATATTGACTTCAACTGTGGAGCCACGACCACAAAAGCAGTTGATGTTGACGCGGGGGCGGTTGATACACTTTTCGAGCGTTGCAAGTACCGGGGCTCGGCAAGTTCAGGTACGCTAATCTTCGCCGAAGGAGATTTTCTAGAGTTTGTCAATTCGCATTTTGTGGTTTCTAACGCGGCCCTGGTCGCTTGCGAACTTGATGGCAACAACCAGGCGGCAAAATTCCGAGGATGTCGTTTCTCAGGAACGGGCCGGGGCCTCAAGATCAGTTCCACTTCTTCCGACGTGGAGGGCATCCGCGTTGTTGATTCCCATTTTGTCAATACGGGTACATGGGCAGTCACGCTCAATGGCGTTCTGGATGCGGCATTTATCGGTTGCACATTCGATCAACAGTCAACTAGCGGTGTTATTCTATCGACCGACGCTGATAGGGTCAGCTTTCAAAATTGCTGGTTTGGCGCGGCGCTCGCGAATACGACGGCCACGTTGCTTGACATTACCGCCGTATCGGGTAGTCAAATCATCGTTATGGGTTGTCGGTTCTTCTACGGTGCCAAGGCTATCCATGCCCGCGCCACCGCGAGCGCAGGCGAATATCTGCGCGAACTTGTGGTGACTGGCTGCATGTTCAACGGCCAGTACAGTACGTGTCTCCAATTAGACAGCGTCCTTCAGTGTTCCGTGATCGGCAACACCGACAATGGCACACCCGCAAATGGCTCTTGGATTACGTTGGCAACGAACGCTGTCAATGGCAATTACACGTTTGACTGCAACCACTGGCACACACAGGCTCCAGTGGTTTTTGCGACCGCCGCAGCCTATCAATGGGGGCTGGATACCGGAATCGTTATGCGGGCCGAGGGCGTCCATACCGTCTCTGGCGCTGCCACGACTGACAACATCACTCATGGCCTGAGCCGGACACCGACCAAGGTGCAGCTAACGCCGGGGACGTCTGTGGGTGATTGGTACGCCGGGACGATGACATCAACGGTCATCCCCGTGACGTGGGCCACTTCAGGCGAGCCGGTCTGGTACTGGACGGCATCGGTATGAGTTACACATATATCAGCGTCCCGCCATCGTGCGCGGCTCCCGATCCATGATCGGCGTACCATCAAGCCGGATCACAGAGGCGTGGCCCAAATACGTCTCAAGGATCGAAGAGGCGCTGACACACGGAAACGGGGAATACGAACTGTCCGACATCTTCGATGCCGTCCGCGCTGGTCATATGCAGATGTGGGCCACGGAAAAGTCTGTGGCGGTAACAACGCTGATCCAGTACCCGCGCAAAAAGACGTGCCTGATTGTGATTGCGGGCGGCGATCTGGACGATCTACGCGAAAACCTCCCGTTCGTTGAGGAATGGGCCGTTTGGCACGAGTGCGATGCAGTCGAAGTCATGGGCCGCAAGGGATGGCTTCGCGCTCTCCCTGATTACACACAATGTCAAGTTCATCTTAGAAAGGTCTTACCATGTATCCCTTCGTCGGAAGTCCATTGAATTTTGGGGCTGCGCGCTTCCTTCAGGGACGCCCGCAGATGCCCCAGATGGGACAAATGCCCCAGAACAGCATGTTCACGAACCAGTCTGCGCCGATCATCCCCCGGATGTTCAACCAGGCACCGCAGCCGCGTGTGATGCCCACACAGGCACCCCAGATGGCACCCATGCAGCCGCAGGGTCTATTGTCGCAGCGCCCGCCCTTCCGTGGGCAGGGTGGACGTGACGGTGCAGGCGGCCCCGGTCGTGGTGGTGGCTTCGGCGGTGGTCAGCGCAGCGGTCCAGCGGGTCTTGGGCCGGGAATGAATAGAGGCGGCGGCGTTGCCGGTGGCGGCGTCGGTGGTTCAGGTGGTGGCTTTGGCGGTGGAGGACGTTACTAATGTCAGGCGGCGGACAGAGCGGCACACAGACCACGACGCAGACGAAAGTTGCGGAGCCGTGGTCTGCACAGGCTCCCTACCTTCAGGACATTTTCAGGGAATCTCAGAACCGCTACAACAGCGGCGGTCCTGCTTATTTCCCGGAATCGACGGTAACACCGTTTGCGCCCCAGACCGAAATGGCGCTGAACGCAACGGAAAACCGCGCGATGATGGGCAACCCGCTAAACTTCGCGGCGCAGAACAGCATCTATGACACGCTCCAGGGCGGCTACATGAACGAGGCCATTCCTGCGTTGTCGGATCGCATTTCCGGCGACGTGAGGCAGCGCGTGGACTCGATCTACAATGCCGGTAATCGCGGCCCTTCGGCGGGTTACGCTGAGAGCCTTGGGCGCGGCATCACGGAGGGCATTGCGCCTGTTGAGTTCGGCGCATACGAGAATGAACGTGGCCGTCAGATGCAGGCGGCGCAGCTTGCACCGGGCCTTGCCAATCAGGATTACGTTGACATTGCACAGCTTGGTCAGGTCGGCGCACAACGTCAGGGTCAGGCACAGAACGTGCTCAATGCAGACATCGCCCGGTTCAACTACAACGAAACGATGCCTGACATGCTGCTCAATGATTACCTCGCCCGGATCGGCGGGAATTACGGCGGCACGACAACGGGCGCGGCCAACCAGCCGCTCTATTCCAACGGCCTCGCCATGGGTCTGGGCGGTGCGTTTTCGGGCGCTTCGACAGGCGCGATGATTGCGCCGGGTCCATGGGGCGCCGGTATCGGTGCCGGTCTGGGTCTTCTTGGTGGGATGATGTAATGGGTATTCTTGACTTTATGAACACGCAACAGCAGGGTTGGAACGCGCAACGCGCCAATTCCCCCTACACCCCCGACATGCGTTTGAACGCGGGGATGCAGTCTCTTGGCCTGTTGGGTGGCTCCCTGATGGCCGCAGGCGCACCCACGACCGACCCCGGCCAGTTCGGGCAGATCATGGGACAGCACGCCATGAACGCTGGCCCGATGATGCAGCAGTCGTTGGATCAGCAGTTGCAGATGCAGGACATGCAGGCACAGCGCGAACGTGAAGCGGCGTTGCAGGAATACGTTGCCGGTGGTGCCGGTGGCCTTCTGTCACCCGAACAGATCCCGCTTGTCCAGAGCCTGCCCCCCGATGTTATCGGTGGGATGTTGGGTGAGCAGATGTTTGCGCAACCCGACTTGATTAAGTCAAACCAGGTCGGCACATTCCAGACGCCAACGGGTGAAATTGTGACGGGAACCTACAACGACGCAATTGCAAACGGATGGACGGAATACACAGAAACCGACCCGTGGGACGGCATCAACATCCCAACAGGCTTTGGCCCTGTGGACCCGAACAATCCCGCAGCGGGCATCCAGCCGCTTCCGGGTTATGACCCCAACTATGGGAAAACGCCTGATGCTCCCCCCGCGCGGAGGTTGGTGGAAGTGGTTGACCCAAACACGGGGCAAAAGACGTTTATGTGGGACACCGATGCCGTTGGCATGGTTTCAGGTATGCCTGAAGATGGCGGCGGCTCTCCTTTTGGTGGGAGCGCGATGGACATTCAACTCATCAACACTCTCCGCACCGCCGACTCCAACTCTCAGGATTATGCTATTGCTTATAGCATTTTGGGCGCTCCGAAATACAGCTACAATCCAGCAACAAATACAACAACGTACATCACGCCGGACATGAGCATGTTTCCTGAGCCTACGTTCATTTTGCCATCCGATGGGACTATTGGTGCGCCCCCGATGCCAACAGACGCATCTCCGGTAGCAGAGACGCCTACGGTGAACGACAGGAGCGGTGGCGTTCAAGTCGTGAAATCTGATGAACTCCCGCTGGAGGATCAGCGCGCCTATAACGCAGGCAACACAGTTATTAGCAGGGTCGAGGCGGCCCTTAACGCCTACCGGAGTATTCTAATGCCAAACGGGCAAATGCTCGGCAGGGAAGAACTTCTGGACCCGACTTCTCCAGCAAGCATTAAAGTAGCCGCAGCCAGAACAGACCTGATGATGGAAATGAAAGAGCTGTTTGAACTTGGCGTCCTCACTGGGCCTGACATGGATTTGCTCGAAGACATGACAGCCGACCCAACATCATTCTTTTCCAGAGGAATACTGATGGGACCAGAGGGGTTCGCAGCGCAGTTTGACGTTATCTCAGAGAAACTCGGTGCAGCCCGAACTATCCTTGACGAACAATATGGTATCGCTCAGCCCGCGCAGGACGGTGGGTCGGCCCAGGACGCACCAACTGCACCGGCACCCGTGCGAGACGACGGCACATTCACGGGAACTTATACGCCCGAGGGCTACCCGGTCTACATTCGCCCTGATGGAACCTCATTTGCCCTGGTGAACAACGATGGCTGAAGAAATTATTGAACTTGGCAATTCCTACCTTTCGGATGTTCAGATTGACCTTGAAAAGATCATGGACAAGACCACGGGTGCGCCCGCTGGTGTCCGCCAGTCCGTTGGTTCTGCCCACACGCCTGAAGACCGTCTTGCAACGCTTCGTAATTTCTACCCTGACGCACAGCCGTTCGGTGAAGATAATTTCATGTTCTTCAACGGCAACACGGGGCGCTTGACACTCTACAATCCCGAGGGGCTTGACATTGGCGACGTTGCGAGCGTTGGCCGGGAAACCGCTGAAATGGTGGGTGGCGGCATCGGTGCGGGAGCTGGCGCAGTGATGGCAGCGCCGAGTGCTGTCGTCTCTGGTCCTGTTGGGCCAGGTCTGGGTGCTGTCGTCGGTGCTGGTGTAGGAACCGGCATGGCCGGAAGCCTTTATGATTTTTTGGCCGGGCCATTACTTGGCACCGTAGACACACGCGGCACCGGCGAAAAGGTCTTGCAGGGCGGCGTTGATGTTTTCGGCGGCGCGGTGGGCGAAGGTCTTGGGCAAGCCGCAACAACTGCACTTCGTAGAACCGCTGCGGGGCTACAAAATACCGCATTTGGCGACAACATACAAAATGCCTTGCGAGGTTATGACCGGGCGGGCGTGACACCCAACTCCGCAGGAGCGGTGACGGGGAACAACACGCTTCAGGCTATGGAGCAGGGGCTTGCTAATGTCCCCGGCGGAATG